GCGTCTGGTCTGGTGTGGACACTGGGGCGGGCACGAAGATCTGGAACGCACCTGCTGGCACACTGACCTCGGCTACGGCCGAGGTTGTCAAGGGTCGGCTCTGTGTGGGCTGGAACAACAGCCTGTACCTTCTGGACCTCGCTGGCACTGGTGGCCCCACCCTGCCGACTACGTCGCCGGGTCTGGTGCTGACCACCGCTGACACTACGTTCAGGTGGACCAGCATCACCGAGGGCCCGCAGGCCATCTATGCATCAGGCACCAACAACACGCAGTCTGTCATCTACCGGTTCACGCCCGACCTGAGCAGCACGACCGAGGTGTTCATCCCTACTGTCACTGCGGTGATGCCGAGAGGTGAGAGCATCAACTCGATCTTCTGCTACGTCGGCAGCTTCGTCGGCATCGCCACGAACAAGGGCTTCCGAGTGGCTGACATCAGCGGTGGCGGTGACGTTCAGTACGGACCGCTGCTGTTCACTCCTGCCGGTGGATGCCAGAGCATCACCGGCTTCGACCGCTTCATGTTCGTGGGGTCCACGAACGCCCACGATGGCGCCTCAGGCGTCTTCAGGGTGGACCTGGGCACTCCCTACCAGGAGCAGTCCACGAACGCCCTCAGGTACGCCTATAGCCGCGACCTGTACGCACCCGGCGTGGTCACAGCTATAGCCAGTGTGACTATGTTCGGCGCGAGCGACCGGCTCGCGTTCGTCGCATCGTCTGACTCCGCGTGGATCCAGAGCGCAACCGTGCTGTACCCCAACGGGTACATCCGCACCGGTCGCATTCGGTTCAACACCGAGGAGCCGAAGCTATACAAGTTCATGTCCGTCTCCGCACCCAACCCACTTCAGGGCAACCTCGCACTTAGCGTGCTCGCCCTCGATGGTACCGAGTACCCGTCAATCACCTACGGTCCGACACTCAACCCTGGGACCAACGACGTGACGATCTCGCAGCCGTCAGGACCACAGAAGTGGATCAAGCTGAAGTTCACACTCAGTCGTGGTGCGGATACCACCAAGGGTGCCATCCTCAACGGGTGGCAGGTCAAGGCACTTCCCGGCTCTATCAGGCAGCGCATGATCCAGCACACCTTCCTGCTCTTTGACGAGGAGGCGGATAAGGGTTACCAGCGTATCGGCACTGACGGCTACGCTCGGTCGCGCTTTGAAGCCTTCAAGGAGCTAGCAAGGGCTGGTGATGTGGTTGTCTTCCAGGAACTCCAGGAGGATCTCTCCGCGCTGGTCGTCATCGACGACTGGAAGTACACTCAGCTTGGCCCGCCCGGAGCGGGCGGGGCTACCTTGGGGGGTTACCTTACCGTAGTCCTTCGCACCGTGGCCGAGTCCGTGTAAGGGGAGCGCATGAGCAGTAACATAGACACGATCCTCCAGCTCATCATCTTCGGCGGCACCGCCGCCGGGGCATGGTGGGGAGGTAAGAGAAGCGCCAGGTCGGAAGGTCTGAGTGACGCAGCCAACACGGTTGCTATACTCCAGGCTGAAGTCGAAGCACTCAACCGCAGGCTGATCGAGAAGGATCAGGAACTCGCGGAAATGAGGGGACGGATCTTCACCCTTGAGGATCTGGTTACACAGCGGGCGGACGTGGATGGGGTCCGTCGCGTAGTCGACAGTATCGCTGAGAAGGTAGGCGCTGATGTCCAGTCATGATCAGGATGACGTCGTACCGGAATGGTACGAGCAGAACGTCCACTCACCATTCAACCGCTACGACCCTGACGTCGTCAAGGACATTCAGCGGACGCTGATGTGTCCGGAGACTGGGGTCTGGGACGACTCTACGGTCGTCCACCTCCGTGGCCTACAGGCCCTGTTCGGGATCCCCCAGACGGGCAGGATGGACGCGCAGTCAGCAATCCAGATCGAGAGACTGAGGAATCGATATGCCAGCTAAGACGCCCAAGGGCAACCCGTATGCCCAGAAGGGCAACCCCAAGAAGGGGAAGGCCATGCCGCCCAAGATGGCGAAGCCCGTGAAGGGCAAGAATCGGAGGGGCAAGTGAACCGCAAAGCGGTCATCGATGTAGCCGAACGTACAGCAGCGACGTTCGTCTTCGGGTTCCTGTCAGTGTATAGCCTGTCGAACCTGAGCAACTATCACGACGCTATGATCGCTGGTGGGGCTGCTGCTCTCACCTTCGCGAAGTCTGCCGTGATGAACCTGATCAACAAGTGACAACAAAGAGGCCCACCCCTTCGGGGGTGGGCCTTTCTTTGCGTTGTGGGTCAGCCCTTCGGGTCGTCCAGCATCTCCTGGAAGACCACGTTGGCGATCTCCTCAGCCTGCTGAGCGTCCCGTCGATTCTGATCGGTCGGGTCCAGGAGCCAGCGGGTCTTGCTCTGAACCTCGGCCTCGCGAGCCTTGTTGTACGCTTCCGACTTCTTTCCCATGCTCAAACCTCTCGATCCGCAGGACCAGTGGGCCTCGGCCATTCCGGCTTCGGGTGACGTTCACTCTTCTCATCTTGCTTGCCTGACATACGTCAGTCCTCCTGATACTCGATGTCCGCGAACACGTCCGGGTAGTCGGCGGAGAGCTGCTCCCACACCTTGAGCGCGAACTCCTGCATCTCGGCGTCCGCATGGACGGACAACCGCTTCTTCAGTACATCCCGCCATGCCCGCAGGTTGCCGGTCACGACGAGCTTGGTCTCAGTCCCCGCAGGAAGGCCGTAGCGGGCCGCCTCGCGGGCCTGCTTGCGGCTGTAACCACTCTCCTTGAGGAAGTCTACAGCCTCATTGTACGCCCCCTTGTGGGCGTCGCCAAGAGGGTACTTCACATCAGTCCCACCCTCCTTGCGGAAAGCGGGAGGGATGACGACGTTGGCCTCTTCCATGTTGACGAACCGCTGCGACAGCTCGGAGAAGCTGAGGTGACGGTGTCGGATCAACTCGTGGGTCAGATTCCGGCTGACGCCTTCGACGTAGAAGGTGACCGAGACGTGCTCCAGCACGGACTCGTGACCCTGGCTGACGATGTTGCGCACGTACGCATCGTTGGTGCTGGTGTCCTCGTTGGGCAGGTGGAACGACTCGTAGCATAGGCGACCCGCGAACTCGATCAGCTCCTGGCCTTCGCTCTCCTCCGAGAGGTAGTCGGCATCGCTCGCACGGACTCGCTTCTCGAACTTGGAGCCTTCAGCCTTGCCCGGCATTACGTGCCGGGAGTCCCCCTGGAAGGGGAACAGGTCGACCTTGGTCTTGCCGATCAGAAGTACCTTCACTGCTCCTCCTCGATGGAACTCGGGTGGTCTTCGTCGTGACCAGCGGGTTCCTCGGTGGTCTGCTGGTCTTCGCCTCGCTCATGCCCCACGGTTCTTCTCCTCCTCAGCCAGACTGTAAGCGTACAGGATGACAGCGTACCCCGCCAGATCCTTGAGGGTGTCCAGTCGAGCCTCGTTCTTCGGCTGGTTGGCCAGGCCCTTGAGCCTGCCCAGCTTGATGCCGATCTGGGTAACGATGACGTCGAGCGGGTGGATGCCAGCGATGGCGCCAGCGAACTCGAAGTTGCTGAACTCACCGTCGATGCGGTAGTCCTCGTTCTTCGACGCCAGCGTGGCGTTGAGGTGACCGATGGCCTGATCGATCCAGGCCAACTCAGGCTGTACTGTCACGGAGGACCACCTCGTTCGTCACGGTCTCAGTGTGGACCAGCGTCACGTACCGGTAGAGATCGGCGTGCTCGGTGTACGCACGGTCGGCTCCGTCCGGATCGACGTAAGGCCCCGATGTGGCCCACCCATCCTTGTCACGATACTTCACGTAGTACAACGACTCTCCCAATCTTGGCGTGTTCGATGAGGTTTGAGCACTGCTGACAAGGTTCGTCAGTCACATAGATCGTCGCTCCAGCGCAAGCTGCAAGACCTGCCTGAAGGACGGCATTGTGCTCTGCGTGGATGGCGTAGCAGGGGAACTGGTTGTAATCGGCTCCCGGCGGTACAGCATCATAGCTGAGCTGCCCTCTTGGGCAGCCACCATCGACACAATGGGTGGCACCGCTGGCAACTCCGTTGAATCCATTGCCGATGACCTTCCTGTCCTGGACGACCACGGCCCCCACCTGACGGCGGGAGCACGTGGACATCGTTGACCATAGCTGAGCTAGGTCGAGAAAGAAGTCATCCCAGGTGGGACGATCTGTCATCCCGCAGGGCACCCACAGTGGGGCGGAAAGTGCGGGGGGTTGGTGCAGTTGTGGTCAGTCACTTCTTCTTCCCTTCTCCGCGAGCCTTGTTGTACTCCCACTGCCGATCGAAGGACTTGCCCTTCTCCTCGGACTCCTTGGGAGTGGGGTGCGGTCCGTTTCCGAACGGCGCACCCGGCTTGTCTCCGTTGTCTCCTCGATGCTTACCCACGTGTCAGCTCCTCAATTCGGTACTCATCGGACTCCAGAGTGGGGGTGTCCACCTGGACGGCCGTTGCATCATCCTCCAGCTCGACGCCGTTCTTGACTGCGATCTCATCGAGCGCATCCCATGCGGCGTCTTCGCCGTCGTACCACTTGCCGCCGACCACCTCCGAGGAGGTGTCCCCATTGAGGTCTACCCACTCGTTGACGATGATAAACACCTGCGTGACAGGCACTTCAATCTCCTCTGGTACGTACTTGAACTTGCTGCGGGTGTACTTGGGGAGGGAGGGCCCGCCAGGGCCCTCACGCCAACTTCTGCTCACTTCTTGATCCGTCCCAGAAGGTAGTCCTTGCCCGACTTGAGGTACATCGAGTTCGTGTCCTCTCCGTCTGGCATCTTCATGCGCACAACCAGCGTGTTGCTCTGGTCGATGTGCTCAGACATGGCGATCCACAGATCCTTACCTGCGTCGTCACCATCCTCAGCCAAGTATACACGACTGAAGTCTTCCAGGAGGTTGGCCCAGTGGGGCTTCCAGTTCTCTGCGCCGGGGATGCCGAGCGCAGGCACCCCGATCTGCTGCCAGATCATGGCGTCGATCTCGCCCTCGGTCACCACGATCCAGTCCTCGGCCCAGCCGACCGACTGGACACCGTAGATGTTGGTCGGGGATCCCTTGCGGCGCCAATACTTCGGGTGCTTGGCCACCTCCTTGCAGACGTGGTCCTGGATGCACCTGAAGTTCATGTTGACCGGGCCCTTGTCGGTCAGATACGGGATGGCGAGGCGCCCGATGGCGCCCTCGTGACCCGGAAGGGCTTCACGAACTACGCCAAGTCCTCTTGAACGAGCGAACTCCAGATCGATTCCGCGTCCCGCCAGCCAGTCGGCTGCGTCGTCCAGATTCTCCGCGTACTGGAGCGTTGCTCGCTCCAGATATTGCCGCTGCTCTTTCGACAGCGCTGGCATAGTCCAACCTTTCGTACTGCATGATCACCTGGACGGCGTTACCCTTGGGGCAGTCGGCCGCATGGCAGTTGTAGACTTGCTTCTGTGTGTTGACTGAACCGGAGGCGTCTCGGTCTCCATGAAACGGGCAGACGTAGGGACGCCATCCGTAGCCAGAAGGAACATCAGCTCCTCCGTAATGCACGAGTACGGGAGCGATGGGGAACTCTGGGAAGTCATCCCGCCCACCAGAGTCCGCGCCTTGACGCCTCATCATCCACCTTCTTCAGCAGTGACCGCCGAGCAACACCCCGGAGGGTGTTGCCGTATACGATCTCAGCCTCACCGTAGTACACGTTGTCGTAGAGAACGTCGAACAGCTCGGAGAGTTCGTCGTCAGTCAGTTCCATCCGGTCTCACCTGTCCTATCGTATTGAATGCTGGCGGGTTGTACAAGTACACGAACACTCGGTGTGCCGCATCCTTGTCGTCCCGCAGGTGTGCGAGGATATTGTTGCACGGAGAGCACAGCAAGCCACGAACGTAACCGGTCTTGTGGTCGTGGTCAACTGCCAGCTTCTTGCGTTTGCCGAATGCTCGCTGGCAGATATAGCACGTGCCTCCCTGCGCCTTGTATAGGGACTCGTACTGGTCCTTGGTCAGTCCGTACACCTCGTAGATCCTGCGGCTGTGAGCGGCCTCTCTACGCTGCTTCTGGACCTCCCTGTGGTGTGTTGCACACCGTGGCCCCGGATGGGGAGCCGGTCGACGGCTCCCCTCGGGACAATCCTTACAGAACTTCTTCAGCCCTCGGGTCACCCGACCACCTTGCCGCAGTTGATGCACTGGTTGACGTACTTGCCATCGATCCAGACCGCGACGATGCACGGCTTGTCACAACACATCTCAGTGCTCCAGGCAGGGGTAGGGTCGGCCGCACCAGCAGTGTCCGTTACACATCGTCGTCCTTCCAAACGTCGATCTTCTCATCGGACGGGACTCGGGGTCCATCGTTGAACAGAATCCCCATGGGTTCAGGCTGGTCCATCTCCTCGATCAGGCAGATGCCAGGCTGAGCACTCATCTTGAAGTACTTCTTGCCCATCGCATCCTGCGGACCGAAGCGGTTCTTCACTGTCGCCACGTCCAGAGTACCAGCGTGAGCATCCCCCCACAGAGTGACAATGAGTGTTGGGAGCTGGTTGGCCTTACCCATGATCGCCGAGCGAGGAGGGGGAGACCCGGCCTTTGCGGACTCACTCGTATGGTGAACGACCAGGATCGCAGTCTCTTGTTCACGTGCCATGTCCTTCAGTTCAGCCATGAGGGCCCAGTAGTTCTGCTCACCGGCCCCCTCATAGTCAATGTCCATCATGATGTCGATCACGGTGAGGTGAGGGTACTCACCCTTCAGCTCACGGAAGGCTTCGGCCTCCCGGCCCATGTGCTCCAGGGTGGGGCTAGACCTGAAGGACCAGCGGACAAAGTCCATGTCCTTCAGCGTCTCATAGGCGAGCTTGTGCTGCGTCATGACCCACGTCTCGGTCTCATCGGTGGGCGTACCAGTCAGCATGGAGAGCGACCGGCTTGCCATCGTGAAGTCGTCCGAGTCGGAGCTGTGATACAGCGTGGGCACCTGCATGTTCTTCACTGCGTTGAGCGTCATGATGGTCTTCATGGAGCCCGGCGGGCCAGCGATCATCGAGATGCTGCCCCTGCGCAGTGTCATCTTGTTGGCTCCGAAGATGGGCCACGGGTCCGGCAGCGGCTCTCCTGCGGAGACGCCGCGTCGAACCTGTCGAGCTAGGGTTTTCAGAGGATCGCCTCCAACTGTTCAATCAGGTACGAGGTGCCAACCTCGTACTCGTAAGTGCCGTCGTCATCAACGACACGCAGGCTGCGGTAGTAGTGGATCTGTGCTCGCATCTCTTCCAGATCCAGTAGGACATCCCGCCACATGCCAGGCTCGGCTGACACGGTGATCTCATGCATCGGGCTGTTCTCGAAGAACTTGCGGGCTTCCATTACTTCCCTCCCTTCGTCTGTGCGAACCTCTTCGCAGCCTCGTCCAGTTCCTTCTCTTGCTCGGGTGTTGGTGACACAACGCCATCCCTTCGGGTGGCTCTAGCCACGGCTACCGCCGTGGGTTGTGGACCTGAGGGGAATCGAACCCCTGTGCCAAGGCGTTCCGCATGCGGCTTTCACCCTGGACGATACCGAATCAGGCCCTAGCAGGCGCCCCCGAAGGGGGCGCCCTTGGGTCAGCTAGCCGGGACCAGCTTCACCACGTGAGTCTTGATGTTGCCCTCACGCTTGACGAGCTTCTTGCCGATGGTGTCACCGAGGTTGATCTCGCCACCAGCGTCAGCGATGGCGGTCTTCAGCGCCTCCCGCTCGTCCTTGCTGTTGAAGGGGATCCGGGCCGAGGTCCCGTCCTCCTTCGTGATCGTGATCATGATCTGGTGGACCGGGTTGTACCCGGCGGCTGCCGCCTCCTCCTTCTTCACCGGCTGAGGCTTGCCGTCCACCCAGAACTTCTGGTTCTTGGAGACGAAGTCGAACACCGGAGCGTCCGTCTTGATGTCGGTGATGACACCGGCCACGGCCTCGCCCTCAACCTTGAGGTTGACGACCGGGACCTTGTCTCCGCCACCCATGATCTCGTTGAGCTTCAATGTAACTCCTTGTGTCTTGGTGTATCCTACCTGTGACCAGTCGATCTGAAACTCAGACACTACCAGTCGATACTTGCAACTGCGGGTGCGGCAGGGGCCGCACCGCTAGTCTCCCACGGCTTCGCCTTGGAGTCAACCTTCTTCTTCCAGGGCGCGTCGTCGGAAGTCTCGGGACCGTCAGGGTCGACGTTGTCCTCGGGGTCGGGCACCTCGGTCGCACCGAGGACGTCCTTGATGGCGCTGGCAGCCTGCTCCAGTGTGTCTCTGGGGAGCGCCGAGACGTCGGCGCCCTGCCAGTCCACGTCGATCTGAGAACCCACCTTGAACCCCTGAGAGAACAGGTTCAGGAAGACGGCAGTTACGGACCCCAGCGTACCGGCGTCCAGCTCGGCCATGCCGAGTTCCTCAATGGTGGTCTTCAGCTTGACGTTGCCGTACTGGACGGTCGGCAGAGTGATCTCGATCTCAGCCATTATCCTCTTCGTCCTCTTCGTTCTCTTCGTCGCAGACGTAGCAACCCCACTCGTCAGCGTTGGGATCGTAGTGCATCTCGGCGCCGCCGTGCTCGTAGCACGACGCCTCAGCGTACTTGTTGTTCCAGTAGTCGTCGTCAGAACGGGAGCCCATCCTGGGCACTCCTATCGAAGTACTGGGTCCGAGGGTTCGGGCCCTTGTTGGCCAGGCAGTTGTCCTGGTTGAAGCAGAAGCGGCAGCCGAAGCCGGGCTCGGCCTTGTAGATCTTCTTCTGCATCTTCTCGTACACCCGCTGATACTTACTACCCACTTCTGCGGGGTCCACACCTGACAGATCCACGTACCTTGTGTTCGGTGTGCCAGGCGCAAGCATGACGTACCGACCCTTGACGTTGCCGAACAGCTTGTTCGAGTGATTCAGCAGGGCGGCGTAGGTCTGGAGCTGGAAGTTGTCCGGCTTAGTGCTGCCAGTCTTCCAGTCCAGGATCACCCGTCCGTGCTTCTTGTGTTCTCCGATGATGTCCACGTATCCCCGGACGGGAACTTCCAGGGATGGAAGTCGTCCAGTCGCATCGTACTCGACCTCCCAGACATCCAGGTCATCAAGCTCGACCAGCGCCTGCTCAAAGCAGACACGAACCTGTTCGAGTGCAAGCTCCTCCTTAACGGGGCGGTCCTCAGGACCGCCTGCCAACCACTTAGAGAGATCAGGTTCGATCTCCATCTGCTTCTCTACCAGCGGGTAGAAGAAGTCTGCGGCAAACAGATCGTCGTACTCGCCCGACAGGTGAGCTTCGATCATGTTGTGCACGGCACTCCCGATCGGGAGGTACCAGGTCTGCTTCTCCTCGGCCTTGGCGACCTTGGACAAGTACCAGTTGCGGGGACAAGACGTGTACGCCTTGTACTGACTGAAGCTGATGTATTCCATCAGTCCATCGTACCAGACCGCCGACGTCGGCGGTCGTCCGTCTTGCAGGTAACGCAGTAGCGTCCGGTCTGATTCCCCTTGCGCTGGGCCCAGTTCTCATGGCCCTTCCTGCACTTAGCCTTCAGCCGCTTCGGCCTTGCGGCCTCACGGGCACGGTTGGCGATCCTATCGCAGTCAACACAGCGACGGTTACCATCTGCCCGCTGCTTCCAGTTCTTGTGCCCCTTGGGGCAGAACTCCTTCAACACTCTGGGCTTACGCTGGTCCCTGGCCCGCAGTCGGACAGCAGTCGGATGGTCTGCATCATCGAACAGCCCCTCAGGGGGCTGTCCTCCGCGAGTAGTCCAATAGCGGTCCTCCTCGGTTGAGTTGAGTCGACACGAGGACTTGACAGGGCAGGTTGCGCAGATCTTGAGACCCCGAGCGATCCGTTCGTGGATCTCATCCTGATCTTCCTGCTTCACCCGCTTGATCGGTTCATCGATCTCGAACAGCGTGGTGTCGACGCCGTCACAGGCGGCGTCATCCTTCCACTCTTCGTAGGCTACAGCCCACTGTCGACTAGGTCGATACGCTGGTACCTCTGGCCCGCCTGTCATCTATCTCCTGTTGGACTAGAGGATCCCCCCTAAGGGGGATCCTACTCTTAGTTACTACTAGTAGGATGTTAGCGCGCAGTTGCGCCTGTGTCAAGCCGGTCGCTGGGGCTCCCGGCTTGTCGCGATGTTGCGCCTAGAACCAACTAAAAGAAGTATGCCCCGGCCAGAGGCCCTTAAACATCAGATCCGGGAACTTCTCCAGAAAATTTTCACTAGGTGTGACGCACATCACACCCCCTTGGGGGGGTGCAAGTCACCCATGTTACCATCGGGTGCTATGATCAGGCCATGGCAAAGACGACACTAATCATCCCTGACATCCAGTACCCCTACCATGACGAGCTTGCGCTCGCCAAGATCCTCAAGGTGGCACGAGACCACCAGCCTGACAACATCCTCCAGATCGGGGATGGTATCGACTTCCCCACGGTGAGCCAGTGGGCCAAGGGTAACGCTCTTGAGTACGAGCAGACCCTACAGGACCACATAGATGGCTATCGTTCGGGGGTTCTTGAGCCCCTGCGGGAAGCCTGCCCAGAAGGCCGGATCACCTGGCTTGAAGGTAATCACGACCTCCGGGTGCGTGACTTCGTCAAGAAGTACGCGGCGCCCCTTGGGCCACTTCGGGCACTGGAAATACCATCCCTGTTCGGTCTTGACGACCTCTCCGTCGACTACGTACGCGGTCCCTTGCGCATCGCTACCAACACGCTTGCCATCCACGGACATGAGTCGGGCGGGTACTGTGCTTCCGCTTCCGCCTGGGATGCTAAGTTCGCCAAGCGCTACGGGAGCGACAAGAACTTCATCTTCGGCCACACTCACCAGCCTTTCCTCATTACCCGCTCGTACGGTTACGGCGGGAAGGTGACCCCGCGCTTCACGATGAACGCGGGGAGTATCATGGATCCTGTCGCCGCTACCTACGTCAAGGACGGAGCGGTCAACTGGACGATGTCATTCAGTTGGCTTGAGGATGATGGCAAGAGGGTCTGGCCGGAACTCATCACGATGGTGGATCGGAGGTTCAACTTCCATGGGGAACGCTACTGACATCTGCGTCTGGTGCTGGCAGGGAATACTACCAGGTGAGCCAGCGTTGGAACTGAGAGAAGGAGCGCACGCCCATCTGGCGTGCGATGCTAGGATGCTGGACTTCATCGAGGGACTTGGAGACTACTGTGATTGACTGGACCCGACTGACACCGGCGGTCGAGCGTGCCGCCGGTATCGCTAAGTCCAACTTCCCTGCCCACCACGACATCTCCGACGTCAAGCAGGAGCTGTGGGTGTGGATCATGAGTAACAAGAACACTGTCACCAGAGTCCTGAGTGATCAGAACGCCACGGTCAACGTCGTTGTGCCGCTGCTTGTGAAGGCTGCGAACGACTTCCTCAAGAAGGAGGATGCTGCTGACTACGGGTATCACCAGGAGGACCGGTTCGAGTACTCGCTCGACCTGATCAAGAGCATTCTGGAAGTGGTGTTCGAGCACGAAGACTGGCAGTCGTTCAGTCAGGCTGCGTCTGACGGGATGCCCCGAGCTAAGTCGGAGCCTGCCACGTCCGGCGACAATCTGGCCAGCTATGCCGATGTCTCACGTGCCATCGCGTCCCTTCCAGAGGAACAGTACAACGCGCTGGTGTGGCGCTACAAGTACCACTACACACACCAGCAGATCGGTGACGCCATGGGCTTCACCAGACAGCGGGCCCAGAAGATCCTGGACAACGCTGTGAAGGCCATTCAGAAGGCCCTCGGGGAAAGGTCGCTAGGCGACCTTAGGAACGGCTACGACGGGCGTACAGCGGATGCTGTCACTCGTGGACACGTCGGCCGGGGGGATACAGCACAGCACATAGTCGATAAGGACTACGAGGGCTGAGTGGGTGCCGGGGACTCGAACCCCGGAGTATTCCATTCACCCTTGGGCCCGGCCTTCCGGCCGGGCTTACTCATGTCACCTGAAGGTGGACAATGATGTCGTCCGTGTGGTAGAAGAGGGACTCCCCACCCAGACACAGATCTTCCAACTCTTCCAGGAGGGCCGCCTCTGTGCGGCCCCTGTAGGACTGGAACCGGGCGAGAGAGATGTCTGCCCAGTCGAACGGCTTGCCGGGCCCGTGAAGGGGCAGTACGCCCTCTCTCAGGTTACCCTCGCGGAACTCCTCGATCAGCCCCTTGAGGGCGGCGGTCAGATCACCATCCATGGACGACCAGCCACGCAGTGAGGATGGTCCAGAAGACCAGACCCAGCCGGGTGACGTAGACGCCCGTGCTACCCTTTCGGGTGGTCCAGGTCACTGTGATCACCGGCTTCGTGATCTTCTTCCACAGGTTCTTCACGTTCGTCCTCCAGGATCTCGTTGACGATGTCGGTGATGCGCCACGCGATGTTCTTCCAGTGCTGACCCCAGCAGAACACGCCCACCAGGGTTATGCACAGCATCCAGGTTACCACTTGATGCCCTTCACTCCAACCTCCCGCTTGTAGTACTTCTCCAGGCTAGCGTTGGAGTCGGCCGTAAGTCGGCCGTCTGACCCTAGCAGGAGCACACTCAGGGGTCCAGTCGCTATCACCTCGAAGATGAACTCACGCTGGTGCTGGGACACCCTGTCCCCAACCTTCCAGTCGGGGTTACTCCACTCCTCCGCGATCATCTCGTCCGTCATCTCGACCATCTTGCCGTCGATCTTCTTACGCGGACGATACTCCTCGCAATACAGCCAGGTGTTGTCTGTCTCACTGCCCAGCCAACCGACACCAGCGGTGTCACTGACAAGCCAGAGCCTACCGTCACCCATCCAGGCGACACGTCGGACCTTGGCATCGAGTGGAGTCTTGATCAGCATGCCCACCCTGAGGGGTGGGGCAGGCGTCTTGAGGTTCTTGATCAGAGCCTCATGGTAGCCGTTCACAATGGCCTTGGCAACCTCTTCGAGGGACTTGCCCTCGGTGAAGTCGGAGTCCAGGAACTTGGCCACCGCAGCTATCTGCTGCGGCTTACTTGGCAGGGTCAAACGCGTGCACCTCCTTGTGGATCTTGTACCCCTTCCTCAAGACCATCTCCACGCAGAAGACGTAGGTCTCCTGCCCGCTGGCCATGGTCTCGTCCTTGGCGTACTGCTCGGCATCCTGCTGGGGGAACGGGCCGTAGTGGCACGATGCGATCAGGTTACCCTCTTCGAGGGCAGTCTCAGGGCGCTTTGAGCGGGTTGCAACCCACACGGTGGCGATGTTTGCCATGTCCAATCCTTTCGTGACCGCTTCTGCGGATAGGCCAACACGGGTGAAGAACTCATGATCAGGGCCAGACAAACCCCTAGAGGGCCACGCCATTGTGGCGCCCGTGTTGACTTAACCGCCGCCACCCGAAGGTGGCGGACGGATCACTCTGCGCTAGTCACCGGTTCGATGGTGATGGTGACTTTGTAGACCTTCCAACTGTCCGTGTCGTAGTAGTTGATGAACTCCGGAGTGTCATTGAAGTTGGCTCCGCCGTCACCCTTCAGCTCCTCGAACACAGACTGTGCCGAGTAGTCTCGGGTGTAGGCGACAGCTTCCAGCTTCTCGGGCTGATCAGTCTTCCAGCCCATCACTCCTCCTTACCGAGTACGGACTTGCTGACATCGATCAGACCTTCACGCAGGCCCATCAGGGCGTACTCGTGCTGGTCCTTGAAGCCAGACCAGTCCGAGTGCGTGTGGATGTAACGAACCGCCTTGTCGCGGTCGGCGGCCGTCAGCTTGTATAGATCACCGACAGAGCCGGTGCCCACCCTCAGGATGCACGTCTCGAACTTGTCCGGGACGTTCTCCTTGGAGTACAGGCCGAAGATGAGCCCGAGCACTACAGTCGGACTGTCCAGCTCGGGGTTGTCGCCCGTAATCACGACGTAGTCGCCATCGTAGGTGACGATCCGACCGTACTCGATGTGGGAGTTCAGCTCCTCGAAGTCCAGCCGGTGATGGATGGGGCACTCGTCACCTTCGACACACGCCTCACCCGACTGGAGTCGGGCAAGCTCTGCCTTGAGGATCTCCTCCGCCTCGTTGACGGACTCGTTCTCAGGCGTCTTGTCGGTCATCTGTGATCTCCTCGATCTTCTTGGCGTGCTTGGAATCGAACACGACCTGCCCAGTACGCCCCAACTTGCAGTACTTGTTGGGGACTTCGTACTTGGCGATTACGAAGCCGCACTCCTCCAGCAGGGGGAGGGCATCTGCGAACCACTCGTGCAGGCTCTCAAGAGAGTCTACACCACACACCTCGTTCGGCGCAATCCAGCCCAGGCTCGGGTCCGCCATCGGCGTCGGGAACTTGGCTCGGTCTGTGCTGAGGTGTTCCATCAGCTTCTGGACGGCGCGAGTGTACGCGCCCATCTTCTCCTCGTCGTCCATGAAGGCGATGAGGATCGAGTCGTCCTGGAAGGGGCCGACCGGGAAGTTGACGTAGTAGTTCTTGATCGAGTCGTGTTCTACACGAAGAACGATCATGTCCTATCTCCCTGATAGAATCAGCACCACTGTGATGCTGCCGGGCTGCACGGCCTTAGGGCCGTGCCTCCCAGTTAAGTCACAGTGACCTTGTCGATCTTGTGTTGAGCTTCACGACACCAGCGCGAACGTGACCACGGGTGCCATAGTGACGGTACCACAGGCCACCCCATCCGTCCATGCGCTGTCTTGACAGCTTGATGAACTGGCGAGTCGTGTTGTTACGCATACAGCGCCTCCTCGGGGTCGACGTCGTAGTCCGGACCGTGCGCTGCCATGAGCCAGAGATCGGCACATGTGGCGGAGCAGACCAGACCATCCTCCCACCTGCGGTCGTACATGACTGTCTTGCAGACGATGCACACAGGTGGTTCTTCGATGATTGGTTCTCTGTAGAAAGCCATGTCTTGCTCCTTACGCGCTGCCAGGATGGCAGCAGCGCCCCGGTGTGGACTCGAACCACACTGTATGCCGTTCGGGGCTACCTGTCAACTACCAGGTGTCACCAAGGTCGCTCGGGACGACCAGCTTGTTCTCCGCGTCCATCAGGACGTTGTCGCCGTACAGGTCACCCACGCGGGTGGCCGCCTGGATGTTGCCGACGACGTCACCCCAGTTGTAGGTCGAGCCGTCATCGAGCTTGACCGTGCCGTACCAGCCAGGGCCGTTCGACAGCTTCTCGATTGCGATGACCCCGACGTTGGTCCCCTCGATGGGGAAGAAGCCCATCTGGGGCAGACGCGAGTGTCGCGGCATCTTGCAGGTGAGGTACAGACGCTTGTAGTTCTTCCACTCGCCCTCGTTGGTCTGGTAGCGGCTGTTGCTCAGGTCCTGCTGGACCTTGTAGACGACACCAGACGGGGACAGGAAGCCGACACGGAAGGACCCGGACCCCAGTCGCCTCCACCCCTCAGGGGCGTCGAACGGGGTGAGCGGCTTGTTGTGGTACCAGTTGTGGATGAACTGGGCCTCTGTGGCGTTACCGATCATGTCCACTCCCATAGACAGGGCGACGCACCTTGCGTCGTCCCAGTGCCAGCCTAGGACTCGAACCTAGGTGTATGCCGTTCTGGCTACCTGAATCCTACCAAAGGGGCTCAAGCCACTCGGTGTTGTACGTACGGAAGCGGCCGAAGCCCTCGTACATGTACTCACCCACCATCTGAGTGTTATGCCCGCGCTCCCCGGCCGCACCCTCGACCTTCTCGATCACCCGGGTGCGGGTTTTGCCGGACGACACGAAGTCGTCCACAAAGATCCACTTCTTGCCGAGTTCGCCGATGAGGCGACCCTTGCCGTGGTGGGAGTCGTCCGTCTCCTTTCGGATGAGGACGAACTTCTTGCCCATGGCGAGAGCGAGAGACGGGATCACGACGCCACCGGAGAATCCGGTGCCGACAAGGGTGTCGAAGTCGATGTCAGCCAGGTTTCGCTTAGCCTCGTCGATCACACCTTGAAGGTCAAACAGGGCGTTATCCATATAGCCGGTGTCGAACTTGCCAGCCATGATGTCCTCCTGTAAGCAAGGGACCACGGAGTGTGATCCCAGCGCGCCGGGCAGGAGTCGAACCTGCCCTTCCGACCATCGGCGCTTCCCAGGCTAGTGTGGGGGTTAGTTGTCGTCACCCACACCCTGGGCGTTCTTGACTCGGACTTCCTCGCTGTTGAGGATGTCCCACACTGCGATCTCTCCGCGCTCCGCCCCGAGGGCGAGCGCTTCCGACCGCTTCTGGACGTGAGTGACGGCGTCGAAGTAGATCTTGCCGTCCTCCTTGTCCGTCCAGACACCGAAGTACTGGGCATCGGTGCCACCGACGAACCATCCCAGGTCACCCCGGTCCAGTTCGTCGATGCTGTTGATCACGAGCGACGGACGCACACCACCCACCCAGAATCCGGTGAGGGGGAGGGCATCCTGCTCGAACCCATCGAGCGGCACGAGCGAGTCGACCGTACCGTCCTGTCCAGCGCGGGCCATGACGGTCAGCGCAAGGGCAGTCTCGTAAGCGTTCATGTCTTCCTCCGTGTGAGCCGTTACAGGGCGCAGAAAGCGCCCCAGCGCCCCTCCTGGACTCGAACCAGGATGTATGCCGTTGGGGCTCACTACTTACTTGTTGAACTTGTCCAGCGTCTTGCGCAGAGCAAGGCCCCAGGTGTGACCGGAGTCCTGGTAGCGCTGGAAGTTTTTCAGCATGTCCGAGGCTTCGATCTCGAAGTCAAGGACACCCTCATGGCGCAGAGCGTCGAGAACGCTGGGGGCGCCCACCGCGTACTCCTGCTGATCGAACTCGATCAGACGGGAGGCAGGCACACCCTTGTTGATCAGGTAGCAGCCGACACCGCAGTCACCTTCGCCATCCTTGACGTAGGTGCAGCGGTAGCCCCACCCGTACATCCACGAGGTGTAGACGTAGTCGGCCCCCTTCTGCTCAACGAGAGCAGTCAGACCAGCCTTGACGTCGTCTGCCGTGATTTTGATCATGTCCAACCCTTTCGGATAGTGACCGTATGGTCACAGTGAGCGCCCTGGACTCGAACCAGGGTGTATGCCGTTCGCCCTCACCCTACGTCAGTGACCAAAGATCACCTCCGCCAAGTGATAGTGCTCGAACAGGGCGAGCGGGACGAGTGCGACGATACCCGCAAGCAGGTAATCATCGAACTTGCACCGCACGTCATGTGCCTTGTTGATCACGTGGCGCTGCCATGTGATGTCGACCTTCACCTCAAGACCGAACACACGGGGGTGGAACTCCCGGTGGATGTGTCCGAGTCGAGTGTGGCGACGGGTGACATGCACCCGGTGGCCGTCAACAGGATGCTCAACGACGTGAGAGTACAGCCACATCTGGCCGATCTCCCGACCGTGTGCAACCCGCAGCTTAGCTCCGGATTCAACGATCTCACCGTTGGCGTTGATCAGTTGCATGTGGGTCACCTTTCAGGTGTGTTTGACCGTTTGCCCGCTGATCAGCGGATCCCTGTGTGCCGTTGCCACCATAAGCGGCGCTAGCGCGCCTGTCAACGACTCGAACGTTGATGTATGCCATTCAGGCCCCTGTTGCTACCGAGGGAAGTCCTCGGGGTGACGCTTGTACTGGATGGCTACCAGTAGCCATGCCAGCAAGAACGGAAGCGGAAGGAGCAGCCAGTGCCAGTAGGGCATGTTACTCTCCCGTTCCGTAGCAGTGCTCCCAGCGTCCCTGGACGTAGGAGTACCAGTCGTGTTCGCCGTGGATCTTCTCACCAGGCGTGTTCTTGCCGTACCCACACCAGTAGACCGAGCGACCGCCCCGACTTTCGTAGCCGCAACGGTTCTCGCACTTGTCCGTGCAGTCCTGCATGATCACACCTCGTCCAGATCGTCGGAGAACTCCTCTGCGAGGTCAGCAACCTCGCAGTAGAACTTGGGGGTACCGGTCGTGATCACATCGTCCAGCACAACCGTACCGGAGTCCGTGACCGTGACCTCCCAGTCACCAGCGTACCGGTGACCGAGTGTGCCCCCACCCACCTTGTTGACGCGGATCACTCGGGACCCTCGTATGGTGGTGTATTCACTCATGATCACTCCTACTTGACGGTACGGGTGTCGTAGTCGAACGTGGGGTAGTAGCGCAGAGGGTTGTAGATCTCTGCCCACACCTGGATGCCCGGCGTCCAGTCGTAGCACGACTGGCACAGGAACCTCCACCCACGAGCGACTGTTTCGTACGCCCATTCAACAGGGCGTCCCTCGTCACAGTAGTCACATGCGTGTTCCATGATGATCCTCTCTGCGGAGCCAAGAGGACACACCTACCTACCGCATACGCCTCAGTAGGTGTGTCCGATGGCTCTTACAGGGAATTGGACTGCGTACGAACTTAGCTCAGCCTGATCGCTACGTGCATTCCCCCTGGACCCTTAGTGATGCAGTCCAGCGGCGAGAGGCACGACGCAGGCCTTCAGTACCGGTTCATCCTAGCGACCCTGGACCAACCCCCGAGGGGGCAAGCGGAATCGGACTCCGTTACCTGCCTGTCGCGTTCATCGCGATGAGACACTGAGCGTCTTGAGAGCAGAGATCACCCCGCTCGTACGCTTCACACTGTTGAATTCTCAAGGAACGGCCCTGGAGTTCTCGACTCCTCTGGATGCTGTCCCGTCCCACCGTTATGACCGGCAGTAACGTTCACCAGAGGCCCTTGAGGCCATTACAGCCCCTCAGAAGGTCCCTCCCGACACCTGTGGCTCACACCCCCGGGATGGGGGCGGCACCTGCCGCCGGTGTCTCGTGCGTTGTCGGCCCTTGAAACTCGCCGACGTGACGACTCTAGCAAGCCCCTTTGGGGCTGTCAAGAGGCTTCCCTGCCCCCGGTTGAGCCGGTTCCGCGAACGGTTCCGGTAAGGGCATCACGCGCTGTTTTAGGCCGCTAGGGCGTTCCGGCGTGCTGCCCCCTCAGTTGGGGCATGGGAGGACTCTATAGACACGCCCTAAGGCGTGTCAAGCGTGCATGCCCCGCAGTCGGGAGGGCATGTCTAACCAGCGTCTTGAGGGGGACGCTTCCCCCGGGGCGGAGCCCCGCTTCCCAGCAAGCTGAGAAACCACTCGGCAGGATCTTTTGCCTGACTAGTCCGCGTCGCCTAGGTGAGCCGTTACCTCACCTACTAGCTTGGACGTCCGCGCCCCCGGAGGGTACGCGCCCTTTCGTCATGCAGCCACACTTGTGGCCTGCTGAGTCGTCACGCTGTTGAGTTCTCAAAGGAGCGCAGGTCCCTTGGCTACCGCCCCGGAGGGCGGCGCGTTCTCGGTCCCGCTTCGCCGTGTTGCTTGGTGGCGATGGCTTAAGTAGGCGCGTTTGCTCTGGATGTTGTCCAACTTCGCAGGTCAGAGCACGTTAACGACCGTTCACTTTGCTTGTGTTGCACCCCCTGCAAACGCCTGTTGATCATGAGGTTGGTCCAAAAAATCATGGGATCCGCAGGTCACAGGACCTGCGTGTTACGTAGCGGGGCAGAACAGGGCAGATCGGACATCTGGTGTACGTGCAGGGCACAACAATACAGAACTTGCTACAAAGCTGGGATGGGTTGCGTAGGTATGTCCGTTTCAGATTTACTGTTTGCTGCAAAGTGTGGTGTGACATGTGCTGACATGTCCGGTTTGTGCCCCGATGCGTGTGCACACACGCGCGTAGCGCGGGTACCTGCGCGTACATGCACCTCGTGGCTCGATTCAGCCGCGTGTCGCGCCCGTGCGTAGCGCGGGTACCTGTGTGCGCGTATGGGAGTGCACATGTCCGTACATGTGGGGGCATATCGGACATAGCATCGCATGTCAGCATGAGTTAGGGTTGTACGCTTTTGCAAGATCAACAGGCAAGTCGGACATGGTATGACATAGTCCCCACGCCCAGATCCCGGCAAATCAGCACATATGTTACACAATCGTCATATATCATGACATGTCTGCCCACGCTCGGACGAATCGGACATCCTTCACATGTCACCCATGTCGTACATGTCATCACGTAGCGTGACATGGTTGGTGGTGGACATGTCAGGGCAAATCGGACAAACCGACCCCAGGTTGTTAACTGGCCGCCGGGTGGGGTGGGGTGAGACCCCCCATAAATTTGCCATAGAACTTGACGGGTACACCTACAGGGACAAGCCCTCCAGAGGGGCTGATCGTCTCGCCAGGTGGGACAGAAGGGCTAGTTTGGTAAAGACTTGGTAACGTTTGGGGTCTCAGCCCGCACAGGTACCCGTGCACCCCCCCTCTATATATATGTAAGCTCAGAACGAACGAGTTGGCCTCCAGGCCACACTCGCTACCGTTCCTCTGCTTCCCACAGTCCAACAGAGTAGGGCAGCCCTTGAGGGGCTGCCTACCTAGTAGACATACCTACTACCGCTTCGCGGAAACTCTCCCCGCTGGGTACTACCCCGCCCTGACGGCGGGGGAGTCATTGGGACAAGCTGGACCCTAAAGGAGAGTCAAGATGGCACGACCTGTCAACAGGACGACCAAGGAGAAGAAGGAGACCATCCTCAACTACATGAGGAAGGGTATCCCGATGTCCAAGGCCATCTTGGACCTGGGCATCACTAAGCAGGCTGTTCAGTACTACAAGGACTCGGACAAGGTGTTCCGAGAGGAGTACAAGCGACTCTCGAACATGGAGTCCGCTGAGTCCATGAGCGGACAGAAGGAAGTACCTGACTTCCCCGTCTTCTGTGAGGAGTACCTGGACACCAAGCTGTTCCGTCATCAATTGCAGTGGTACGACGTCCTTGAGGGACGTCCTCCCCGCGATCTGCATGAGACTCAGATCTTCAAGCAGGGTGACCCCGGAATGCTCATCGTGAACACTCCTCCGGAGCACGCGAAGTCTACGACCATCACAGTGAACTACGTGACCTATCGGGTCTGCCAGGACCCGAACATCCGAGTCATCATCGTGTCGCAGACTCAGGAGATGGCCAAGCGATTCCTTCGGGCGATCAAGGACAGGCTGGCGGGAGCCAACCCGTCATACAAGAAGCTCCAGCACGACTTCGCTCCCGATGGTGGGTTCGACGCGAACAGCGCGTCGTGGACCGCCGACTCCATTTACGTGAACGCTGAAGCCCGAGACTCCGGTGAGGCCACGCCCACCGTGCAGGCTCTGGGCATGAACGGTCAGATCTACGGTAACCGAGCTGACCTCATCATCCTTGACGACACAGTGACGGGTAAGAACGCTCATGAGTTCGAGAAGCAGATCGACTGGATCCAGCGAGAGGTCATCAACCGACTCACCTACCCTGGCGGAACTCTACTCCTCGTTGGAACGCGTCTCGCTCCAGTTGAACTATACTCTGAGATCCAGAAGCCAGAGTGGTACGGTCAAGACGAAGAGTCTCCCTGGACGTATCTCACTCAGCCCGCAGTACTGGAATTTGCCGATGACCCTGACGACTGGGTTGTTCTCGCACCCTGGACCAACCGACCCCCGGTGTCGCTCGGAGCAAGACGACTGGTGGAGGCGAACGAAGAGGGACTCTACCCCTGGCACTCAGGGAAGGCCCTAGCACGACGCCGAGCCACAAGCTCGGCGCTCAACTGGAAGATGGTCTACCAACAGGAGCAGGTGGTCGAAGATGCGATCTTCCCAGCCGACAAGGTTGCGGCAAGCATTGACGGCATGCGTGCGGCTGGTCTCATGTCCCCGGGGGCACCAGGACACCGTCCGCATGGCATGGACGGGCTTTATGTTGTTGGTGGCTTTGACCCCGCTATCACCGGTCATGCGGCGGCTGTCGTCCTTGGCGTGGACAGAATGTCAGGAATGCGGTATGTCCTGGACGTATGGACTGCTCCAAACCAGAAGCCAGACGACCTCTTCGACAAGCTGAAGTCCTGGACTGTCAAGTACCACATGCACGAGTGGGTCATCGAGAAGAACGCGATGAACCTGATGGTCACGCAGAACCGTGACCTCCGGAACTTCCTCGGCTCACGAGGAACCATCCTGAAGGAACACTTCACCGGATCGAACAAGAACGACGCCGACTTCGGCGTCGCCTCCATGTCGATGCTGTTCGACGGAGCGAAGGAAGGGAAGGGCCTGATCAGGCTTCCCAGTCGCTCACAGAACGAGGGCACTAAGGCCCTCGTAGAACAGCTCACCACATGGTTCCCTCAGTCCAAGGCCAAGCAGGACACGGTCATGGCGCTGTGGTTCGCGGAGACGCGAGCACGGGAGCTGGTGAACGACATTGAGTCTGTGTTCCACGTGAACAACGAGTATCAGTCCGAGCGCGACAAGCGCAAGAACATGACGATCGATCTGGACTACCTGTCCCAGATCGGAGACCAGGGTGGAGACCGTGGCTGGTGGGGATGAGTACTTCGACCAGGATCTGACCGACGGCGAGAAGGAGGTGTATGCACGATGGTGGACAAGCGTGAAGGACAGACCCTCGGACAGCGTTGTGCTGATGCCCTCGCCGCAGGAGTCGGATCCTGGCCCTTCGTCATAGGCCAGGCGATCTTCCTGGCCCTCTGGTTCACGCTCAACAGCGTGGCCTGGTTCTACCATTGGGACAACTACCCGTACGTCCTGGCCAACCTGTTCATGAGCGCAGAGGCTGCATTCACCGGCCCTGTCATCATGATGAGCCAGAACCGATCCGCAGAGGCGGATCGCGAGATCCTGCACAGAGACTTCCTCGCAGACAGCGAGACCCATTCGATCGTTACCAAGATCGCCGACCATCTAGGAGTACCGAGATGAATCGCCCGTGCGAACAGTGCTGGGTGCCGATGGAGAACCCGACACCGAACCGAAAGTACTGCGAGGACTGCAATCCGAAGTCGGGCGGGTGGGGCTTCAGGTGGACCGAGCTGATCCGTAAGTATGGCGTAGATCGCCGCATGTACGAAGCCATGTACTTCGACCAGGATGGCACTTGCCTGATCTGCGAGAAGCGTGAGGCCAGGGTGGTAGACCACTGTCACGAGACAGGCAAGGTCAGGGGCCTTCTGTGCGTGTCCTGCAACTTCAACCTTGGCTGGCTTGAGTCTGGCAACATACTCAACCAGGCCACCGCTTACCTCTCAGAAGGAGTACCGCGTGACTGACCTTTGGCTGCCCTCCGCCCAGCGCCACGATCTGGGGAACCACGGCGCCATGGACGGTGGCCCTGCTCGGGCCACGTGGCATATCACATCGAACGCCAACGACCATACCTTCGCGAACGAGCTGGGCTGGTTCACTGGTGGCGGCGCCTCTGTGGCGCCCCACATCCTCTGGGATCCCTTCACCGGGCAGATCGCCCAGTTCTTCCCCGCCGACTCTCGGAGCCTGTCGCTCCAGAACGACGGAGCCGTACGGACCAACCGTACCGGCAAGTACAACATCCAGATCGAGATCGTGTTCACAGCGGGAGAGACTGTCAATGGCAAGAAGTACGCCACGGTCGCTGACACGCCTCGGAAGAACCTCGGCGTCATCGTCGCATGGCTCCGCAGTCTTGGTGTGCCCGATGTGTGGCCCGGGGGTGAGCCCACTGCATTTGCTCGGGACACGGTTTCTGAGGCTACCTGGCAGGGCAAGGGTGGTCATTACGGCCACAATCAGGTCCCTGGCAACAGCCACGTGGACCCGGGTCCACTGGGGAACATCTTCGGCTCGGCTCCGAAGCCACAGCCGCTCTATGCGCCGTTCCCTGGAGACAGGTACTTCTTCTACGGACGGACCAGCAAGCTGGTGACTGAGGTCGGCAAGGCCCTGGTCCGAGCTGGCTACAAGGGATACAAGGTCGGACCCAGCCCGGTCTTCGGACCGGCTGACCGCAAGGGTGTCCAGTGGTTCCAGAAGCAGCACGCGGAGCTTGCGGGCGACGCGGATGGTCACTTCGGTCCCAAGACATGGGCGCTACTCAAGGTCGCTCAGCCCCGATGAAGCAGTGTAGCAAGTGTGAAGAGTCGAAGGCGTTGACCGCCTTCGGCCCACACAAGAAGACTAAGGATGGGCTTCAGTCCTGGTGTCGTGACTGCATGCGCGAGTACTCACGCGACAACTACCATGCGGGTAGGCTTCGCCGGTTCAGCATCTCTCAAGAGAGATATGACCAGATGCTTGAAGATCAGGATGGACGATGCGCCATCTGCAAGCGCGCCGAGTCGTCCAAGGCTTGGGCCATAGATCACGATCACTCGTGCTGCCCAGGCCAGTCGAGTTGTGGAGATTGCGTTCGCGGCCTGCTCTGTTCAAACTGCAACACTGCACTTGGTCTCTTTGGGGACGACATAGACTCGCTGCGGTCCGCTATTGACTACCTGACCCAGCCTAAGTAAGGAGGTGGCCCATGGCTCTCACACTCGATAACATCTACGCCAAGGTTGAGTCACTGAGACGAGCCGCCGCCGACCGCGACCAGCGTCACCGTGACGTACACGATGTCCGCTCTGGCGACATCGACACCGTGATCCCTGGGTCCATGCCTGAGGCATGGCCCAAGCCCATTGTGGCCAACCTGGTTGACACGTCGGCACGCGACATGTCCGAGGTCATGGGTACGATGCCGTCAGTCAACTGCACTACGAGCATTATGTCCACGGCCAAGTCCAAGCAGTTCAATAGCAAGAAGACCAAGATCGCGAACTGGTACCTCATAGAGTCCAAGCTCTATGCGGGCGCGCAGATCATGGCTGCTGACTACTACCTCACGTACGGCATGGCGCTGTACGTAGTCGAACCCGACTTCGAGACGAAGCGTCCGCACATCCGGGTTGAGAACCCGATGGGCGTCTACCCTGAGGTTGACCTGTTCGGTCGTCTCAGGAGCTACTCCAAGGTCTGGCGCGAAGAGGCTATCCATCTCGTCACCAAGTTCCCTCACCTCATGCGGGTGGTCCAGGGGAACCAGGGTGCCGACACCGGATGGGCCGAGCGTGAGATCGAGGTCGTCAAGTACGTCGATGCTGACCGTATCGTCATGTACCTGCCGCAGCACGGCAATCAGCTCGTTGACCAGATGGACAACCCGCTGAAGAAGATCTTCGTCTCCCCGGCCATCAAGCCGGGATTTGATGATGAAGTCCGGGGTGCCTTCGACGACGCTATCTGGGTGCAGCTCGCCAAGAGCCGGATGGCGCTCCTCGGTCTCGAAGCCACAGAGAAGACGGTCAGGGCACCGCTTGCCGTCCCCCGCGACGTTCAGAAGATGACCTTCGGTGATGACGCGATCATTCGTACCGACAACCCCGACAAGATCAAGCGAGTAGGTATTGACTTCCCGCAGGCCACCATGCAAGAGTCGCAGATCCTGGAGCAAGAACTTCGCGTTGGCACGCGAACGCCAGAGGCGCGATCTGGAAACATGGACGCTTCGATCATCACAGGTCGAGGCGTACAGGCTCTTATGGGTGGATTCAACACCGTCATCACCACGGGACAGACGGTCCTAGGTGAAGCCCTTCGCATCGCGATCAACCTCGCGTTCGAGATGGACCAGGCCCTCTGGCCTGGAGAGAAGAAGACGATCCGTGGTACGGTGCAGGGGTCTCCTTTCGAGGAGTCTTACACTCCGAGCAAGGACATCGACGGTGACTATACGGTGGACGTCACGTATGGATTCGCGGCTGGGCAGGACCCAGCTCGTGCCATCGTGGGACTTCTCCAGCTCCGAGGCGACCAGCTCATCTCCCGCGACTTCTTCCAGCGACAACTCCCCATGAACATCGACGTTGTCCAGATGCAGCAGCAGATCGACAATGAGCAGTTCACGGACGCCCTCAAGCAGGGCGTCATGGGATACATGTCGGCCATCCCGCAGATGGCACTACAGGCTCAGGGGCAGTTTGATCCAGTCCCTGAACTCCAGAAGGTGGCGAAGCTGATCGCCCTTCGCGAGAAGGGTAAGTCGGTGGCAGACGCTGTGCTTGAAGTCTTCAAGCCCAAGGAGCAGGATGCTACTGCTGCTATGGCTCAAGACCCCCTAGCTGCCGCTCTAGGCGCAGCTCAGGGCCAGGGAGGGCCTGGTGGCGGCGGTCCCACTTCAGGGGCCGCACAAGCCAACACAGCAGGCGTTACGCCGCAACCTGGAGAGACTCAGGGTCGCGACTTGATGTCGCTCCTCGCGGGTCTGAACAGTAAGGGTCAAGCTACGATGTCTGCGCAGTCGCGTAGGCAGCAGCCTCTCTAAGGAGAAACATGGGATACACGCAGGTGAACAGCTCGTCTGGGCATGAGGGCGAACTCAAGGGTGAGTTCCTTCCCGGACACGGACCGCAGGGCGTCTTCCAGTCCCTCAAGGGTCCGATGCTCACTCCCCCGGAGCTGAGCTACGACGTACAGGATCGCAACGACGGCCCCGACCGTCTCAACCAGGAAGTCGCCCCTCAGACGTGGCTTCCGCACGGCCCGATCATGTCCGGGGAATTCGACCCCGACAAGCTGACCGGGGCCAACACCAACCTGCCGAAGTGATTGAGGAGGCTACGTGGGTACTCCAACCCCAGGCCCTGGCAAGTTCTCTGAGAGAACCGACAAGGCTGTAAGCGAAGCTAACCGTAGCCTCCCCAACGCTGGCTACGGTGAGCAGCAGGAATTCCAGTCGCAAGAGGGCGGCGCCAAGATGGCGCAGCAGGACGTCAACGTACAGGGGATGAACTTCAATGACCTCTTCGGGGATGCATCTAGTCGAGTTACTCCTTTCGGTAGCCCTACTACGCAGCCTGATGTACCTGTCACTGCGGGCGCTGCGAGCGGCGCTGGTCCGGGTACCGACGCGCTGAACCTCCCGGACCAGCAGTCTGAGGATCTTCAGAAGCTACAGGGCTGGATGCCGGTCCTGGAGTTCATGGCCAATCAGCCCGGTGCTAGCTGGGCGATGCGGAACGTGATCCGCCAAGTGAAGGGCAAGATGTGATGCCCGGACTTGAGTATCAGTATGGGGGCCAGTGGTTCGATGACATGGGCGCACTGGCCCTCACATTCAGCGACGCCCCTGCGATGGGCGTCGAACTTGCGAACGCACCTCTGCCCCGTGCGCAAGTAAACTCGATGGCTAAGAACCTCATGGGCAGCAACATCCCTCCGTACTACGATGAACCGGAGGCTGTCGGACCGGAGGCGTGATGGCTGGCAATGTTTCACCGAAGGATCTCCAGACCCTTCAGGATGGACTGGTTGACGGGCTGATCACCCCCGAGAACCTTCCCGGCAATGTGCGAGACGTGGTCTACCAGTACATGGGTAGCCAGGGCATCGACATGTCCAACCCGAACTCGCAGATCACGCAGGCCCAGCTTGCTGCCCTCAAGCAGCAGCGTGAGGCCAACGACGGCGGCATCTTCGACTCCAAGATCTTCAAGCCGATCGAGTGGGTCGGCTCCAAGATGTACCAGGCGTGGAGTGCTACGGTATCTCCCGCCCTGTCGTTCACCGGCTTCCAGATTGCCAAGTATGGCAACTTCATGGGCGGTAGCTACAACACGTACATGAAGGACAACGACCTCAGCTTCGGTGAAGAGTGGGACCTGGCTCACCACATCAGCCCCGCTCAGTCGATCTGGCGTTCGTTCATGTCTGCGGACCAGCTCAAGAAGACTGGCCTCTCCGAGCAGGAGATGCTCAAGCAGGCCAAGGAGCAGGAGGCTGGCAAGTTCAGCCGCACGCCCACGAAGGATGACCCTTTCGGCATGGAGACCAACCTTCAGCGCTACTTCGGTGAAGGTCCCTCCAAGTACGTGACGGGCGCTGGCGACTTCGCCATCTCCTGGGAGGCCGACCCGTTCATCCTGGGCGGTAAGGCTGCTGGTGCAGCTAAGACCAAGTACATCACCAAGCCGATCTCTGGCGAGATCGCCAAGGAGACCGCGCAGGCTTTCAAGGGTGCGCCTCAGCTCACCCCCGAGGTTGCCAACGAGATCGCCTGGAAGAACTTCACTACGAAGCAGCCCTTCCAGAAGCTGACTGAGCACATCATGAAGATCAAGGAAGGCAACCAGGACACCGCAGCAGCGCAACTGCTGCGTGAGCCCACGCTGCGCAAGTCGGCCAACGGTCCGGCTGTGGCTTCTCTGCTCTCGCAGGCCAAGGATCAGACCGAGGTAGCCAACGTGCTGCGCGTCACCTTCGGTGACAACGTGGCCAACGAGGCTCTGAAGCTCCAGAACGGCGAGCTGGCGTACCAGATCAGCGGTCTCCAGACTCGACTGTCCAACACCAGCACGTACTACAACGGGCTGACCGACGCACAGAAGATGACGCCTACCGGCATCCGCGCCAAGTCCCTGATGGACGCACAGACGAGCGACCTCGCTCGACTGGACCGCGACAGCCAGATCATCTCTGACAAGATGAAGGCGTTCGGTACGCTCGGTGAGATGAACTTCAACGCGATCACCACTCCTGCGGGCCTCAGGGTGAGGAACGCCTGGGAGGCTTCGCGTCAGTGGCAGCCGTTCCAGGACGGTGGCTTCATCAAGTCCAGGGTCAACAACATCTACAGCCTCAGCCTCGGCGGGGTCATCAAGCTGGCCCACACCTACAACGACATCAAGCCCACGCACTACATCGACGTGAACGACAGCGAGGGATACAAGCAGCTCAACGCGAGCCTGCTGGACATCAAGGGCCTGACCCCCCAGTCTCGGGACATGTACGTGTCAACCTACCTCAACGCCAACGTCGCTGACAGGCCGATGATCCTCCAGGGTATCGAGCAGAAGATCGCCCACAACATCGTGGACCGATACAACCTGCGGACCGGCGAGAACATCGACTACTCGGTTGCCGACTCCCTCTACAGGGAGATCGCCAACAAGCGTGGTGCAGCCCAGTCGGGCATGAGGCAGGAGCAGTTTGGTACAGCATCGGTTGACAACCCGGATCTTCCGGGTACTCAGATCCGCGTGGATGAGATCACGCCGGATGGCGGCAAGACTGTAGTCACGCCGCTGCTTCGGTCGCAGATGGCCAACGGCCACACGATGATGGACTTCAAGCTGTTCGAGAAGGCGATCAACGCCAACGCGTCCACCTGGAACAAGGCTCGCCTTCAGGTAGGTACGGGCTGGGAGAAGGTCACGGACCTGGCTGACTACGTCAACCACGTCTGGAAGTTCTCGCAACTCTTCCGTCTGGGCTACGGTCCACGAGCGCTGTCTGACGACGCGCTCGGTCAGATCGCTCGCTTCGGTCCGATGGCTATGGTCGACAGGGCCATCCAGGGAGGCAAGTACTCCTGGGAGAGCCTGCGTCGGGCTTCCATACCGGACAGCTACTTCGAGGCTGCGCATGTGACAAGGTCCAACATCGAGGTGCAGATCGATGCACTGAACAGGCAGCAGGCCAGGATCCAGCACGACATGGATGTGGCTCGCGCTGAGGGTCGTCAGCATGACGTGGTCGACCTGAAGGATCAGCTCGACGTGAACATGGACATGCTCAAGGATGTGCGCAGCACGTACGCAGACATGGACGCCCTTGTCAAGGGTGGACAGGCGTACAAGCACGCCGAGATCGGTCGACAGATCTTCAGCCCCGCCTACGCGGGAGCTGAGGGTGGACTCTACCGGGACCTTGCCAGTGGTGAGCGGAACTTCCAGAATATGATGGGGTCGGCTTCGGATGGCTATCTGAACCAGCTCCGCCGCATGGAGTGGACTCAGCTCTCCCCCGCCAAGCATGGCGAGAAGGTCCACATGGACGCATGGCTGAAGGTCCTGAATCAGCAGGTGGCTCACGACGAGCTGGCTGTCAAGTACCTCAAGGGTGAGAGCCCTGCCAAGCTGGAGAACTGGCTTGGAACGAACGAGGGCCGGGCCTACAAGGCGAACCACAAGATTGCCCAGACCCTGCCTCACGACCAGCTTGTTGACCGCGTCACTGCTCAGCTCGACGAGTGGGCCAACCCTGCGTTCCCCGCAGGGGATGCCATCCGTCAGGCTGCCGCAAGAGGTGAAGTCACGGAGCAGATGCTGAAGGATGTTCCTGAGGCAGCTCGTCCGCTGGTGAACGGTCAGGCCCTGGAGTACGCTCGCGGATCCCACAAGGCCATACACCTGATGGACCAGGCGATGAACTCGTGGTACCACATCATGGGTAACATCCCCTCCCGCTACCTGCTTCGCAACCCGCTGTTCGCTCAGCGGTACACGATCCACCTGCGGGACCTGATGGAGACCAGCGGCAAGGCTGGCGCCACGCACATGACCGAAGATCTTAGGCTCCAGATGGAGAGCGCCGCTCGCAAGCGGGCGCTCCAGGACGTGAAGAAGAACACCTTCACGATGGACTACGAGACCCGCATGTCCTACATGCTCAAGAACTTCGGCGCGTTCTTCGGTGCGCAGCAGGAGTCTTGGAACAGGTGGGCTCGGATCATCTCCGACAAGCCGGACATCGGTGGTCGGGTGGCCATGGTCATGGGTGCGCCCACCAGGGCTGGCATTACGACGGACCAGAACGGCTACAAGATCGATGGCGACGGGTACGTGACGCTGCCTGATGGCACGAAGCGTCTGGTTCCGTACAACGAGCGCAACATGGTCATCCAGATCCCGGACTACCTGGGTGGGAAGGCATTCAAGAAGGCTTTCGGGCTGGACAAGGATGCCACGTTCAACGTGCCAATGAGCACGGCGAACATCATCCTGAACCACGGTGACGGACCGATCCCGGTCAGCGCTGGACCCTACGTTCAGATCGCTGCCGACCAGGCTGCGAAGGATAGCCCCAAGCTCGCGGACATGTTCCAGAAGCTGGGGATCCTCCCGTTCGGCGTCAACGACTCCGAGCTGGAAACCTTCCTGCCGAACTGGTATCGGAAGTCCGAGCAGGGTGACCCGATGTCGGACAGCTACCAGCAGAACCTGTGGTACATCATGCAGGCGGAGAACTACAAGTACATGGAAGGTCTGCGTAAGACGCAGCCCACCTGGAAGGAGATCTCGGATCGAGCGGGTAGGCAGAGCCTGATGAAGACTCTGTTCGCCATGACTCTTCCGGTCTCGCTTCAGGCCCGTGACCCGTACGACTTCTTCCGTCAGCAGTACAAGGCGATGCAGCAGGTCGACCCGGATACGGCGGACCAGAGATTCTACGACAAGTTCGGAGACTCGGCCTTCGTGTTCAGCCAGTCTCTCAGCAAGAACAACAGCGGCCTTCGGCCTACAGCCGAAGCCGTGCACATGTCCAAGTACTACCAGGATCTGATCACCCAGGTCGGTCCTGAGTGGGCAGGTTTGATCGCTGGTTCGGACCAGGAGGGCAAGTACTCCAACGGTGCATACCACTACGAGATGACTCACGCTACCGACCCCGCCTCCGGTAAGACCTACCGCGAGAAGATGTCGGGCCGTGAGGCTCTCGACCAGGCAAACCTCGCCAAGGGATGGATGCAGTACAAGTCGCAGATGAACACCATCTACGCCAAGCTCTATGCGGCTGGATTCCAGTCGTTCGATGATCCTGGCGCTGAAGACCTGAAGCTCGAAAAGCAGGCCGCAGTGATGGTGCTGTCGGAACCGCAGATCGTTGATGAGAACGGAAACCTCACAGACAACCCGTACTACAACGAAGCGTGGTCCAAGGCGTACAACCAGCTCGACGTGAACTACTACGATCGACAGGCTGTCTCGCTGAAGAAGATCGTCTCCGACCCGATACTGTGGAGTAAGGCCGTCAACCCTGATGGGTCGGTCGGTATGCGCTCCGACATCTACTCGCTCAAGACGTACTTGGCATACAGGGACGACGCGAAGCGAGCGTTGCTGCTCCGCAAGGCTGACGGTGGTTCGAGCGACATCAACGCTCAGGCCAACGCTGACATTAAGGGTCAGTGGGACTCGATGGTGGTTGCGCTCATTCAGGCTGACACCAAGTTCGGAGACCTCTTCAATCGGTATCTGTCGCGAGACATGGGATTCGATCAGGAGACGGTTGCCGAGGAGGTTCAGACCAACAACCTGGAATCCTTCCAGGGCAACCCGCAGAGCAACACTGGTCAGTCGATCTTCGATGTCATGGCTGAGCAGAGTTCGCCTATTGGTCAGAGCGGTGGGCTGAGCACGCCCACCTTCAACAGCAACAACACGTTTGGAGGGTAACCATGGTGCTACTTAGCGACAGCGGAGGCTCTGGCGGTGGCGGTGGCATGGGTGGTGTCCCGCCCTCTCAGCAGCAGCAGCAGAAGGGATTGGACAAGGCTCGCGCCAACGTGTCCAACGCCTTGAAGGGTGGTGGGGGCATCACCCCCACCTCTTCTTCGATTGACCCGAACAACATCTACGTTCATGGCGGAATGCCAGCAGCGGGAGCGACGTCGCTCTTCCCGCAGAAGAAGGCGAACCCGAAGAACCCGAACCTGTACCTCGGTGTCGACTCACCGATCGCGTTCGCGGACTACTCGGACGCTGTCAACATGTACTTCCACTGGGACGCCAAGGTCCAGAACAAGTTCATGTCGCAGCTAGCCCTCGCTGGATACGACACCACGAACATGCGGGACGACCAGGTGGCCCAGCTCTGGGCTGGCTACGTCGGCACAGCAGCTCAGTACCAGATCGCTGGCAAGCAGCTCAGCCCCTGGGATGTGCTGGCCAAGGACATCGCGCAGCGATCCAAGGCTGCATCTGAGCCCCGCACTGTCACACAGACAGCGAAGTCGTATAACATCTCTACCGCTGAAGATGCGGCGGCCCTCTTCCAGGGGGCCGCTCAGACTCTACTCGGCAGGGATCCCACCAAGGCTGAGTCAGCCAGGTTCAAGTCGGTCCTGAACAAGTACGAGCGAGCGAACCCGTCCACCACGACGACGACCTCTACGTACGTCGGCTCCGACCTTCAGAACCAGACGAGCACCACCAGTGGTGGCGTCTCCGCTGGTGCACAGCAGCTTATGGCCCAGGATGAAGCCAAGAAGAACCCGGAGTACGGAGCCTACCAGGCTGCGACGAACGGCATGAACTGGCTCATGGAGATGCTCGGAGGATGACGTGGCGATCAACGGATCGGACATTGCGAAGTACGCTCAGCAGTTCATCGGGACACCGTATGTCTGGGGCGGCAACAGCCTGACCTCAGGCGTGGACTGTTCTGGACTGGTGAGCGAGGTATACAAGCACTTCGGCCTGTCCGTTGCTCGCACCACCTACGACCAGATCGGTCAGGGTAAGGGCGTCGGGATGAAGGATCTCCAGCCCGGAGACATGATCTTCTTCGACTTCGACAAGTCGATCGACGGCCCCGACCACGTTGGTCTGTATATCGGTAACGGCAAGTTCATTCACGCCCCTCGTCCCGGCAAGAGCGTGGAGATCAGCGACCTCAAGAGCGGGTACTACCAGGACAGCTTCGCTGGTGCCCGCAGGATCTCAGGGATCCAGGGTGGCGGTCCGAACATGGACGAGTCTGACGAGTCGGGCGTTGCTGCCCGACTCAACCCCGAGGAGCTGGCTTCCGAGTACGGCTTCGCCTACTCGTTCATGAAGTCGATCCCCGAGGTCGGCCACCTGTTCGAGCAGTACGTAGCCAACGACTGGAGCAAGGAGATGTTCCAGGCGAAGCTGCGGGACACGAAGTGGTGGCAGGAGAACTCGGCCACAATGCGGCAAGCGCAGGCCATGAAGTCCACTGACCCCGCTACGTACGAAGCCAACCTTCAGGCCGCTCAGGTTATGGTGCAGCAGGAGGCGGCGAAGATCGGTGCCTCGATCCCGCCGAAGAAGCTGAAGGGCATAGCCGAGAAGGTGCTGGCCACCAACATGGACGAGGGTCAGCTTGCCAACGTGCTGGGTGGCTACATCAAGTTCGTCAACGGCACACTCAAGGGTGAGGCCGGACAGTACGAGAACAGCATCAAGAGCTACGCTGCGTCACAGGGTGTCACTCTCGATGATCAGTCCATCAAGAACCAGGCGGCCCTGATAGGCCGCAAGCTGGCGACTGAAGAGGACTTCAAGAACCAGATCATGGAGCAGGCCGCATCGACCTACCCCGGCTACAAGGACCAGCTCAAGGCTGGTCAGACCATGGCGGACATCGCCAACCCCTACATCCAGATCATGGCTCAGCAGCTTGAGGTCAACCCGGCCAGCATCAAGCTCACTGACCCACTGATCCGACAGGCGCTGAACGGCGTGAACAAGGAAGGTAAGCCGACTGGACTGGACCAGACAGACTTCCTCAGCAGGGTTCGCAACGACCCTCGCTGGACTCAGACGGACAAGGCGCAGGACAACGTGATGAACGTTGGCCTCAACGTACTGAAGAGTATGGGACTGAGGTGACCACATGGCCATCACGTTCAACCAGTTCATGCGGGCTATCGCCGCTCAGGAGAGCGGCGGTAACTACCACGTAGTTAACGCGTATGGCGCTGTCGGCAAGTACCAGGTACTCAAGTCGAACATCCCGCAGTGGTCTCGCGAGATCCTCGGCTACAGCATCTCATGGCAGAAGTTCCGGGACAGCCCGCAGCTTCAGGAGAAGATCGTCCAGGGGAAGCTGAAGAAGTACTACGACGCTTGGGGTCCTCGCGGCGCAGCCGCCGCGTGGTATGCCGGACCTGGCAACCACAACCTGGACATGTCCACCCACTCTCAGCCGGGCGGACCTAGCATCAAGGGCTACGTCGACTCGGTCATCGCCCGAGCGGGCGGACAGCCCAACACCCCGACTAGTGCGGGAGGAGGGACGTACTCACCTACCGTGCCGAAGCTAAGCGAGAAGGAACTAGCCGAGCAGTACGGCTTCACGATGTCCTTCCTGAACGCCAACCCCGAACTGAAGAAGCTGTTCCATCACATGGTCAGCGACGGCTGGTCCAAGGACATGTTCCAGGCCAAGCTCCGCGACACCAAGTGGTGGAAGACGCACTCCGACAAGGAGCGCTCATACCTCACCCAGACGTTCACCGACCCCGCGACGGCCAAGCAGAACTTTCAGGCCGCCTACACCACCACTCGGCAGCTCGCCAATCAGCTTGGAATCAAAGAG